CAATAAACCTGTCCAGATTTTGCTTCGTGAAGAAGTCTTTGTTTTCCGCAAGAAAAGATTCAGCCGCAGCACTGCTCATTTCTTGGAGAATTTCGGTTCCACCTTCTTTTACGAAAGCGCTTCCAGCCTCTTTGGCGGCATTTTTATACCAAGCCCCAATCACCTGCTCGACAGGAATTTTCGACAAATTTAATCGGTCTACGATGGCTGACGGAAGAACGGAATCAAGCGCCGCATTAAACCCGCCAACGACGGTTGATATTGCCAAGTCCTTCAAATCCACCTTGCCGCTTTTTGCGTCATAGACGTTCTTGAAAACTTCAGGGACGTTCTGTGAGGCGCTTGCAGCCAAGATGGCTGGTGTCGTAAATTTCGCAGCCACCGCCAAACCGGCAGTGCTTGCAGCAGCTTGCGCCGCTGCAATTGCTTCAGCCCCAAAAACTCCTTTGGATGCTTGTACTGCCAATTCCTTTTTGATGGCTGCGTCCATTGCCGCTTTTGCCGAAGCGCGAGCAGCCACGCCAGCAGCCCCACCCATGAGCAAAGAAGGCGCAGTTGTCACCACACCCTCCATTACGGATTCCAAAACATAGGTGGCAGCACTGCTTAGGTCGTTGACGTTTTTGTACGACGCAACACGAGCAGGGTACTTTATGTTGATCTGCTTCATTGTGGCCTGAGCTTCGGCCATTTGCTTCTTGAAGTAATCTTCGTTCCCTACCGCCTTTGCGGCCATGGCTGGCAAGACATCGGCAAGCAGTGAGGCAGTTTGGGAAGAGGACCGCATGATGCTGTCCGACGCAGCAGACAGGTAGTAATCTAAGCCCCGGCCAACGACGTTGCCGTTTTTGTCATATTTGAACTGGTCGGTTAAGCTTTTGATGAGCTCATCGTTTTCGTCATAAAGTTGGATAAGGCCCTTGTCCTTGTTCCACATAAGCGTGTAACCGCTGTCATCTCTCGAGTGCTCCCATCCGGGGTCTTTTTTACCCGTAATGACAATTTCACCCAAATCATTTTCATACGCCCAGTCAATTGGCCTATTGTCTGCGGCGTCTTCAATGGTGAGCTTGCCCGAGCCAACAAAGCTAAGAGCTTTTTGTTTTTGGCTTTCGCTCAAAGTTGATACGGAGTCTTTTAGCTTGGTTGTTAGTTCGCCAGCCTTGGTTTCTGGCAACCCAATTATCTGCCGAAGTTGTTGTTCAGTGGCCGACTCTCCAAGGCCTGCGTCGTCCCATATATTTCTTGCCTCTGACTCTGATGTGTAGAGGCTGTCAACGTACTGCAATGGGTCGGCGGACGAGACAATTGCCTCCGCAGCACTTGGTGTCAGGCTGCCAAATAAGCGCGTGTATTCTTTTCCGGCACCCAGTAGCGCCTCGGCCTTTGCTTGGTTTGCTGTTACCTCGGCAGGGGTGTTGTTTGCTGGACGCTCTGGCGGTCTGCTGAACTCCGAACTCAAGTCGGAGTACAGGCCATCCCAGTAGCTCTTCTTGTTGGATGGCGCGGCGGGAGCCTGCGGAACATTTGTTGCGGCGGCGGGTAGTTTTCCGTTGTTGACCGCCTCTATCAACAATTGGCTTTGTGATTTTGGTGCGCGTGTTCCAAGACTTATCCCAAAAATTTTCCTTTCGGGTGGGTTCTCGGCACGCGAGACAGCATCGGCAATTGCAGACGCGCCTGCTGACGTGCTGATTCCTGCGGACGCGCCCCCCGAAACACCAACGCCAGAAGATGCAATTGAAGAAGAAATTGAGCTTGTTACGCTGTTGACGGCCTGCCCAATTTCACTTTGGTTTACCGAGTTGGCTATGCTGGCCGGGATGCCGCTAAGGTTTGCCATGGCCCCAAGCGCCATGCCCCCCAATGGCCCGACAGACATCGACTGAGCCGCAGCACCAACAACAGCCCCGGTAACGGAGTTTGCAACAGCCGCACCCAAATTACCATTCATCGCTGCGGTTACTGAGGCAACACTCAAGCCGGTGGCTTGTGCAACCTGACCTATGGCCATACCCATTGCTGCCTGACCGATTTGGCCGTTGGCAATTGCGCTCACCGTATTGGCACTGATAGCCACACCAGTTGCATTCGACAGTGCAGTGCCAACGATAGACGCCGCCATTTGTCCAACAACAGATGAGATCGAGTGCCCTTGGGCCATGGCGTTTGCAGCAGTGGCAATTGCGCCAACCACAGGACCTCCAATGGCCCCCATGATTTGTCCAATGTTGTTGTTCAGCCCAGAGTGAACCGCCATGGCCGCAAGAGCTTGGTTGACGGTTTGATTGGACGAAATATCTGCGTTCCCAAGACCATTTGCCGCCATAAGAGACAGCTCGGCCATGGTCATGCCATTGGTGGCTACGTTGCTTCCCGTTGCGTTTGACTGCCCCATCATTGCGGCTTCGGCAGGAGAAATCCCAAGCTCGGACATCAAGTTGGCAAGTGCTGTTTGGGCGGGGTCTGTTGCTGGGGTGGAAAACCCAGAGTCGCCACTGATGCCCGGATCACCCGGCCCCGCAGGAGTCCCACCAGCACCCGGCGAAGCAGCCCCAACCTCACCAACACCAACACCGGGGGCTGAGTCTCCAGTTCCCGTTCCAGCCGCACCTGCTCCCGGAGCATCACCGGTGGCGGACGAGGCAGCGCCCGTTCCGCCGTCACCACCATCACCAACGCTGCCACCATCATCAAATTGCATGATTGGCTGGTCACGATCCTCAACAAGACCCTGTCTCTTCAGCATGTCTATAACTTCTGGCGTCATGTTCTGTCCTTACGGGGCAATTGGGAGGATGTCGGGCAGCGGTGCGACGAAGTTTACCGTCATCACTGAGGACGGGATACCCGGATGAGGGGCTGATGCGGTCTCGGCTGCAAGCTGCACCGTTGCGTCAGACGCAGACACCATCAACTCCAAGTACTGCCCCACCTGCATGTCGATGTCAAACGAGTACGCGATGGGGGCATAAGTACCGTTGCCAGAAAGGCTGTACGCCCGGGTGGAGATTCCAATGTCCGTGCCGCTCCTGCGAATCCAAAGGAACACGTTCTTGGAGCTGTTGTTGGTGCTCTCAAGCTGGCCGGTGTACTGGAAGTTGTAGATGCCACCAATGGTGATCAGAATCCGGCTGGTGGTGCTCAAGCTGACCGCATTGTTCAAGTACGTCTGGTTGTACACCACGGGATACGCAGTGTTCGCCACAGGGATGGTCTGGTCTGCGGTGTTGAAGAACAGGCCGTTGGGGCAGTCCACGTACTGACCGCCGTTTACACCAATGATCGCGTTGAGCACATCCGACACGCGGCTGAAGTACAGACGCAGCACCTTGAGGAGCTGGTCGATGTACGTGGGCGTGTACGCAGGCACTGCGTAGGGCAGTGCTGGTGGTGGGACTTTTTGAAGGCGTGACATTTACCGCGATCCGTCAGCTCTGATGTCGAGGCGAGGAGCGCCCAACTGCCATGCCACACCCAGTGCGGTGCTGGAGATTCGCATAGCCATCTGGCGAGCCCGGATGCGCGTGTAAACCTGACCCGTGAACTGCTCCACCGGCAAGTTGACCGTGCGGATGACCGAGGCGCTGTTGGAGCCGCCCACCGATGCTGGGGTTGTGTAGCCCGAGCCGGAGTTCTTGAGCGGCAGCAGCGACATCACGATGGCCGGGTTCTCTGCGCTGGAGCCACGGAACGTCACGTCCGGCAGCATCCTCCAGATAAAGGAGAACTTGTGGCCGTCATCCAAATCAAATTCAGCGGAGGTGATGAACGACTCCATGGCAACAGGAGTGCCTTCCATGTTGTCGTCGTTTCCGACTTCATGGCTGACCAAGTTGTTGACGTAGGTGGCAGCCACAGGGCCATCCTCCAAGCCGGAGTCCAGCCAAGCCGTGCGGCCCATGTTGCCGTAGTACCAGATGTCTTCCAAGTAGTTGTAGATGGCGTACCGGTCCAGCACAACAGAGTTGGCCGAGCAGTAGAACCACCACACTTCGTTGAAGCCTTCGTTGGTGCCGCAGACCACCTGCTCCATCTGAGCGGTATTGATGTCGCTGAAGATGTATTGGCGCAAGTCGCAGCGCAGTGTCTGGGTGCGACCATCGTACTTGTAGAACTTGTCCACGCCCATCCAGTAGGAGATGCCCGAGGCAAGGGCCACCGAGTTCGGGCCTGAGATAGAGATGTTCTCACCCACCAGCTTTGCACCCCAGCCCTCAGGAGCACCCAAGTACTGAAGCGAGTACAGGGCTGCGTCCGTCCAGACCAGCAATTCTTCCCGGGACTGAAGCTTGGCAACGATCTCTGAGCCCTGAGACAGGCGCAGGCTGCCAGCTTGGTTGGTCGGCAATGGAGTCCAGTCCACCACGCTCTCCTGATCGGACCAGCGAATCAGCATGGGGTCCAGCACGGAGGAGCTCAGATCGGTGCAGCCAAAGGCGAACACAAAGCGGCTGATGTCAGACACATAGGTGATGTTGACCTTGGTCGGAACATCTGAGGCCCCAGCCATGCTGGTCACGTTTACACCACGGTTTGCCGACACCCCAGCGGAGGCATCCCAGTAATACAAGCCACCGCCGCGAGGGCAGTACACCAAGTCTTCACCGAAGTTGCTCTGGCTCCAGATGCGCAGGGAATCGGTCGATGCGCTGCCCACGCCCCATGTGCCAGTACCCCAAGCGCCAGCGCCCCAGCCGGTCAAGGGAGCCACGACAGCAGGGCCGACGTTGATCTGGTAGGCCGCAGTGACGGTTCCGCCGCCAGTGGCCGTAGATGAGGCATTGCTCGAGGCCGTGATGCTGTACTCGCCGGACGTGTTGGTGGTGATCTGGTACTCGCCGTTCAGGGTCAAGCCGCCCACGGCAGTGGCCCCGCTGAAAGTCACGAAGTCACCGTCCGTGTAGCCCCCTGCTGCGTCAGTCACCACCACAATAGGGGAGCCGGAGGTGGTCTCAAACGGATTGGTCAGGGTTTCTGTATCGCGCAGGGGGGTGATGTCATAGTAGCTGCCGCCTTGGTTCACGTAGAACTTCAGGTTGGTGCCCACGCCAATCAGCTTGTTGCCACCCAGCGTCACCCAGTTGTTCAGAGACCGGCAGATGCCGAGATAGTAGCTGGTGGAGTACGGTGCCCAGCCACCCAATTTTTCAGCCGAGCCGGAGCGAAAGCGAATCTTGTCGCAGTCGTACCAACCCGCAGCATACGAGCCGTTTACACCCGTTGGGCCGACGTTCTCGGACAGGTATCTGGTGTTTTCCCGGGCAACGCCGGGACGGATCAGTATTTTCTTGAGTGGCACGGTTTACCTCATGCGGTCATGGATGAGGCGGTATTTTGCACTTCCGCTACACGGCGGCCCCAGCCCTTACCAAATGTACCCCAATGAGGCAAATCCATCAAGAAGGACAGGCGGCGCTTGGCGTAGTCCTCCACCAGCTCTTTCGGGTCAAACGCAGCCACGGCAGCCAGCGTCTTGGGGCCAATGCCACCATCAGGCTCGACACCCACGCAGGATTGCAGCCACTTGGCAGCACGCCCGGGGCCGGAGTTCACAGCAGCGTCAAAGACGGCGTAGTCCACCCCTTCAGGCAGATCGTCGCCCTTGATCTTGTCCCAGTACTTGGCCTTGTACATGGGGCCAACCAGCTCGGGCGTCAGCGCACGCATGGCCTTTTCGTCCACCTCGTGACCCACCCACTCCTCCCAGACTCTCTGAGTCACGCCAAGGTTGGTTCGACCACCCGGGTCGGACGGGTGATTTACGTAGCCGCCCTCATGGTGGAGGATGGCCTTCAGTGCTGCGTCGAAGTTCTGTTTCATTTCAAGTCCTTGAGTTTTTGGATGTCAGCGCCTTTGTCCTTGGAGCCCTGTGAGCTGCCACGGTGAAAGTTCAGGATGGTACCGCTCATGGTGATGAGTGAGCCAAGTGCCATGTACACCAGCTCCTTGTTGGCCTCTGGGACGCCCTTGATGAAGGCAAACCATGCCAAAAAGATGGTGGCCGACACAATCCCCACGTCCAGCGCGTAAGCTGTGTTTTTGGCAAGCCATGAGGCATTGGCTGACTCTTGCACCTTGGCGTTCATGTCCCGGGCGCTGTCGGTGTTGGCATTGCTGATCTCAAGCACCTTGGTCTCGTTGGCCATCCGGGCCAGCTCGCCGTTCTCCTGCATCTGGGCCAGCTCTTGCTTTGCGGCTGCGGCTGCTGCGGGGTCTGGCAGGAATCTGTCAATCAGTTTGCCGCCGATGGCAGCTAGTGGGTTCAGGTCACTCAGGTTCATCAGTTACCTCTCTTCGTCAACATAGCGCTGGCGATCTCCAGCATAAATTTGGTTTGCTGCAAGTCCTCTGGGGGCTGTGTCCAACCCACCGTAACCTGCCCCACAAACCTCGGACTGTCTGGCGGCACGCTCACCCGGCAAGTGAAGGTCACGCCCTTCTCGATGTACTACAAGCCCACTTCAGACTGCGCGTAGCGGTACTCTGAGCACGGTATTTCGTTGGTCATCAACTTGACCACATCTGCGTTGTTGCCTGCGTTCTGGGTGAACAGCCCCACGTCGATGTCTTCGATGGATTTATCCCTGCCGTCCTTGGTGTAGGCCCGGTACAGCACCCGCGAGTTGAACAATGGGTTGACTTTGAAGATCGCCACCACCGAAGCGCCGGTCTGTTTAAACAGCATGGCGCTGGCATCGTCCGTGCGGGACGTGTTGATCTCCGGCAGCTTCTTGGACTCTTTGTAAGCGTCCCTCATGAAGTCTTGGTTCTGCCACAGGAAGTACCCGGCAAAGGCCACGATACCCATGATGAGGATGGCGAACAGCTTGAACGGGCTGTCCACATACCCGAGCACCTTGTCGAGTGTGGAGTTGGGGTTGAGTTTTTCGTCGCTCATCGCAGGTGCTTCATGTAAATGACAATGCCACCGACCATCAGGCCAGCCAGCACGATGGTTGCCATGCCAAGGGCAATGTACTCAATCAACTGTGCGAGGCGTGCTGCTCTACGGGCTTCTTCACGGGCAGCAGCTTCTTTGGCCTCCCTGCGCTTTCTGGCGGCAGCAGCTTGGAAGTTCTGCCAGTCATTCCACATGCCCGGCCTACCAGCGTAGACCATGCGCTCACGGAGTTCTTCTTCCTGCTGCTTGAGCTGCTCAAGCGCCATGAACTCCTCAAGGTCCGAGCCACCACCCTTCTGAGTGGCCTTTTCCTGAATCTTGGCCTTGTTGTCGAAGTAGTCGAAGACCCGGGAGCCAAGCTGGTGCAGCTCCTTGCCATTGGCCAAGGCTTGCTTGATCACGGAAAATGCCGCGTTCGCAGCCATAACCTCAGCCAACATACTTCACATCCAATAAAAAAGGGCTGCCTTGACAAACAAGACAACCCCTGACACAAGGGCTGCTGCCGCTATGAACGACAACAGCCAGTCTCGCATCTTAGTCCGTGCCGCCTGCGGCAGCTTCTTCAGGCATGGCCTCCTTGGGTACTTGGACCTGAGGGATGGCTTGCTCTTGAATGGCTTGGATCAAATTGGTGACCTCTGCGTATGGGCGGGTGCCCAAGTATTGCAGGATGCCGTTGACCAAACCCAAGGACAGGGAAATGTTTTGCTCGTTCATTTGTTTCTCCAAAGCAGTGCGGTAAAGGGGCCGCACGAAACCCCATGAACGTGATTATGCCGCAGCAGACCAAGGTGTGCCAGTGGCGGTCACAGGGTTTTTCTGCAACTCAATGTTTTGGGCCAGAGCGGCTTCAGTGGCGTCTTTGTCTACGCCCGATGCCCAGCACCAATCCAATACTTCTTGCATGGTCACATCAGCATAGGGCACGGAAGGAGTGCCATCAGCCCATGAGCAGGTTGAATAGGCGGAGGCCGAGTAGTCTCCGTCAGCGGCTGTGCAAGTCCAGTGTGCCGTGGTGATGAAGCCGTTGGAGACTTCGTAGTTGGTTTGGGTGATTACCCAGTTGTATGCGATTGTCATGATATTTCCTTTCGATTAACTCATGCGGTACAGGATGAAAGTGTTTGCAGCCGTGCGGCGGATGCGGAAGTTTGCCGATGTGCCAGTGGCAATTGTCAGAGCACCCAGCGATGTTACGCCAGTGTTGACAGCCATTGTGATCGTGCCAGAGGCAGTGTTGATGACGGTGAAGTCATAACCCAAGTTGGTTGTAGCCCAAGGAACCAGAGTTTCCATTGTGGAGCCCAGAGGCATCGTCACGGTGTAGCTTGTGCCAGTCGTGTTGATGATCTGGCCTTGGATGTTGGCGTTGGTCAGTGTTGCTGTGGTGCTGATGGACGCAGGTGCTGGAGCCCAGACAACTGCGGAGCCAGTCTGCATTTGCACGTTGCCCACGTTGTCAATACGCACGCGCTCGGTGTCACTACCTACGTTAAACGCCATGTAGTCGTTGTTGTACACCGCAGCATTGATGGATGCCTTGATAGCACCGTTGCTGTCAAACGCCAGCTTAACCACTTGAGTGGAGGCTGTGTTGTTGTTGCGCAAGATCAGTGGCGTAGTAGACCCAGACCCGTCCACTTTAAATGTTCCAGCCCCAGCTACGTCCAACTTAGTTGCTGGCGAAGTTGTCCCAATACCCAAGTCACCATCTGCATCCAGCGTCATCGCCTGTGTGAAGGTGATGGCTGTTCCCGCTGTGCCGGAAGGGGCGCTGAACCAAGCATGAGCGCCTGCTAATTGACGATACCGACTTGCGGCGTCAGTGCTTGCGTAGACAAATGTTCCCGAGCCAGAATCATAAGTATTCTGTCCAAGCGAAATCTGCGTTGTTGAAAACGCCCAAACAGCGCCGCCAGAAAGTTGTATCGCTTTATTACTGGCCCCCCAAGCACTCGGAGTAACTCCCAAGCCGAGGTTGCCGGAGGAGTCGATACGCATGCGTTCTACGCCTGTCGCACTGGTGCTGTCTGATGTCGCAAAGGTCAGGCTAACCAAATTTCCAGCAGAATTCTCAATCACGCTGACAATCTTTGCCTTCGCGCCTGTACCGTTGGCAGAGGGATCGTTGGCGTAGAAGTCAATTTCACCGATGACGTTCCCGGTCGTCAGCGCCGTGTTGGAGTTTTCAAGCGTCAAGACCGCGCCAGTAGAGCCAGAGCCGCTTGGGTTAAGCAATGAGCGTGGCGAACTCGTCCCAATACCCACGTTGCCTGCGGCGTTCAGCGTCATGCGGATCGAAGGTGTGCTTGCGCCATCCGCTGTGGTCGAGAAATACAAACCACCGGGCATGTCGTTTGTGCCGGGAGTGCCGTCAACAAAACCTGCAATTTGAGCGCCACGAACAAAGTTTGTACCGTCAGAGCCTGAGAAGCGGATTGCGCCCAGAACATCGCCGTTGTTCACAACTGTCTGCGAGCCAACTGTTGCGTTGCGCGAAAAGCCCATCTCAAGGAAAGGGGCTGCGTTTGTTGTTGCGAACGCATACTGACCGATGCTGCTGGCTGCGGTGGTTCCACCAAGGGTTTCAATTCCAGTTACAGAGCCCCCAGAACTTGTGACACCCGCTGATCCACCACGGATAATTTCACCAGTAGAGAGGATGCGCATGCGCTCGGAGCCATTGGTGTTGAACACCATATTGTTGTTCACGCCGCCACCAAGGTTGATCGAGGCGTTTGTGACACCCGTATTGCCAATGGAGCGGATTACACCGTTGCCTGCTGTGCTGTCAGTGCGGGTGAGTGTGAGGATGGCAGATGTAGCGTCTGCCACATCAAGACGCGAAGATGGCGTAGCAGTCCCAATACCTACGTTGTTGCTTGAGCCTATGATACGCATGGACTCCACGCCAGACTGAATAAATGCAATTGACTGCGTACCACTGGTCGTAATCTGTGCAGTTGATGGGTTTGTGGCTGCGGATGACCCGTTCATCCGGAAATCAAAAGTCACACCATCAGAATTTTGTGCTCTAAAAAGACTGGGGTTTGCGGCATTTGTCCCCAATGCTTGAATTATGACGCTGGCAGCAGACGAAACAGTTAGCTGGTTGGCAGGCGTAGTCGTCCCAATACCCACGTTGCCAGCAAAATAGTTCTGCGCAGTCCCGCTGGCGTAGATGTTGTACTTGTTTGAGCCGCTAGAGACAAGACTGGTGATACCGTAGTTGTTTGTGCCTTGGGTTTGGTCAACGATGTAAAGACCGTGAGCATTGGTAATTGTTGACGCTGCGCCTTTTACTGGATTAAACGCGTAAAAACCAGCTACGTCAGCAACCGTAAAAACTGCATCAGCCGTACCCGGCTGCGCGGAAAAAGACCGCAGGGCAACCGTGGCTGCAGACGTGGCAGTGGGGTACGAATACACACCAGTCTGAGTTGTTCCTGTCAATGCGGTGCCGCGAGCATAAAGGGCAATTGCGCTGTTTGGGGCAACACCCACACCCATATACCCGTTCACCGTCACAGTGTCGGTAGAGGCATCACCAAGGGTTACGTTGCCTGTGGTGATGAGACCACCAGCGCCGGGGTCTGTTGTGGTGCCGATGGACAAGCCGCCAGCAGCGGAGAGGCGCATGCGCTCTGAGAAAGTAATCGCAGTGCCTGCTGTTCCAGATGGGGCGTTGTGCCACTGGTGAGTACCGCCAGTGGTGCGGTACATCTGCGCCGTATCTGTGACTATGTAGTCGTAATTGGTGCCATCATAATAGGCGTTGTTCAGAAGACTAAACTGGTTGTTTCCTGTGCCGCCAGCATAGCCAGCAATGGCCCCACCGGGAAGTTGCACCGCTTTTAATGTCGCCCAAGCACTCGGAGTAACTCCCAAGCCGAGGTTGCCGGAGGAGTCGATACGCATGCGTTCGGCGTTGGCGGGTGAAAACGTAAAGTAGGAACTGCCTGCGGCCGAAATAAAGTCCGTTTTGTTGGCGTTAGATGTTCCGTCCCCGTAGTTGCGAATGAAAAAGTTGTTACCCTGCCCGTGTAGATAAAGGGAGGCAATCGAATTCGCTCCGGTGTTTTGATTGCTTACTCGCAAACTTACTTCACTGTCAGCACTTTCCACTACATCCAACCTATAAGCAGGCGAACTCGTCCCAATACCCAGACCTGTGGAGGTCAGGCGCATACCTTCTGTCGTGCCAGAGAACCATGCGTGGTATGCGGGATCAATCGTGTACTGAGGCGTGTTTGCTGCGTAGTAGGTGTTGCCAGCGTAAAAGTTCAAATACATTGAACCCGTGCTGTCTTTGATGTACGCCTTGATACCAGAAAGGTTTGCACCGGGCGTTGTGTTGTCTGTGTTGTAGAAACCAAGTCCGCTCAAAAACGAACCGCCAACAACAGAGGCTGTATTTGCGCCAATCCACAACTCAGATGTTTGGTTTACGTCAGCGATGACAGATGCGTAAATGTTTGCAGACGGCGAATCTGCGGGAGACTTACCAATCCTGAAGCCGCTAGTATCTGATTGAAACGTACTCCCATCAAACGTCAGCGCACTCCCCGTGGTCAGGACTTTGGAGCCGTTGAGGTAGGCCACGCCGTTGGCTGTGCCGCCAGACATGACTGGGTTGGCAGTGAAAGACACCACACCGGTGGAATCTGCAATCTGCATCCCGGCTGTGCCGTCCTTGGCCTTGATGTTAGTCACTTCAAGGTTTGTCAGGTCAAGGGAACCTGTCAGGACAATGTTGCCGCCCACAGTGGCATTACCCGCCAAGAACAGGTTGCGGGGCCGTGTAGCGCCCGATGCGCCGATGTCGTATGTGTTGTCCGTGAACAGCAGGTTGGATGTGACGGTTCCGTTGATGGTCACTGTGTCAGCAGAGGCGTCGCCAAGAATGGTGTTCCCAGTCACGGTCAAGTTGCGCACAGACACATCGCCAGCAGAGCTGCTGATCTTCACAAAGTCAGAGCCGTTCCATGCCACCTGAGCCGCTTCGCCCTTGATGATGGTCACGCCCGTTGTTGGGCCAGCACCACGAATCACGATGGACTGCGTACCGCCCGAAGCGTTGATGACGGTGTAAATCTTGGACCGCGCAGGAGCCGTGATGTTGCGAGTCACTGTGCCCGATGCCGGGTTCCACAGGATGATGGCCTGACGCGCCTCGTTGGCTACGCCGTCCGTGGTGGTCAGCGTGACGTCTGCATCAGTCGTCAGGGAGGTTGTGCCCGAGATGGCTGCGTCGATTAACGACGTTCCGGAGTCATTCCATACGTCACCCCAGTTTCCTGACAATTCGCCAGTTACTGGGAGCACGAGGCCAAGAAGAGAGGTATATGAGCTTGCCATGATTTTCCTTACGCAGCGATCTGCTGCCAATCCGGAGATTGCGTTGTCCCGACCTGCGCCCAGCCGGGTGATTGAGCGTCATTCACATTTTGCCAGTTTGGAGACTGGGTGTCACTGATTGTTGTCCAGTTGGCTGTTTGGGTGTCGCCAATCACGCCCCAGTCGGCGTCTTGGATGTCGTTGATCAGGCCCCAGACGTTCACCGAGCCTACGTAGCCCACAGCGTACACGCCTGTGACCAGCACTGTCGCACCACCAACCACCGCTACGCTGCCGATCTGGCCTTCTGCCTGCACCCCTGTGACGGGGACAATGATGGACAGCAGGATTGTGACGGTGCCGATTTCTCCGGTGGCCTCAACGCCTGTGACGTCAATGACGCCCGTGCCGGTTACCGTGACTGTGCCGATCTGACCCATGGCCTGAACGCCAGACACCACCGCAGTGGCTCCGGCAGCAACCGTAACCGTGCCGACAGCTCCAGTGGCTTCTACGCCTGTGACCGGGACGTTGGCGTCAGCACTGACCGTGACTGTGCTGATCTGGCCTGTGGCTTGAACCCCTGTGGGGAATACGTTGGCCGTGCCTGTGACGGTGACTGTGCCTGTCTGGCCGGTAGCTTGGACGCCTGTAACGACCGCCGTAGCACCAGCGGTGACGGTAACAGTTCCAACTGCGCCTGTGGCCTCAACCCCAGAAACGACAGCGACTGCCGAAGCAGCCACCACCACTGAGCCTATTTGGCCCGTTGCCTGTACGCCATCAACATATACGATGGTGAGGTTAAGCCCCCAAGAGCCTCTGCTCCAAGGGCCTGATCCCCAGCCTACGTATTCAACGGATGACGCCACATCTCACCGTCAAGCAATCCGCACGATTGCCGAGGAGGCGTCGTTGGTCGGGAACTGGACCGTAAAGTCACCGGCAGTGGACGTTTTGTCAGCGCCGAAGTCCAGAACCGCGATGGCCTTGTTGGACTTGCTGCTGTTGTACATCAACGCGCCACGGGCCGTGATGGTTGCAGTTGACCATGTGGTGTCCGAGAAGTCCACGTAGGCGGTCGTGCCGGACAGGGAAACTGTTGCCCCGGTCAGCGTGTTGCCACCTGCGGTGTAGCCAGTGCCCACCACCTCGTCGGAAGTGGAATAGGCTGTTGTGGCCGCGCTCAATGTGGCTGCACTGGTGTACAGGGCCAACTTGATGACGTCCGTGTCGAGATCGTGCTCGCCCAGCAGAATCTGCTGTTTGAATGATGAGCACATTGCTTGCGTGATTGCCATGTCGGCCTCCTGTTAATTGACTTGGATGCGCACTTGCCCATCCCGGTATGCGTCTGCTCTCTGTTTGCCGTCGCCAAGGTTTTTGAGCAAAGCAATCGACTGAAGATACATATCTTGGTACAGCTTGACCATGTCTGGCTCGCCCTTCATGTACCGGATTGCTTCAACCAAAGCGCCGTTGAGCAGCGCAGAATCAAAGTTCTCACCCAGCCACGTATCACCCGCAGTCACGATGGACTCAGGATAGTAGTAGTAATGCAGCTCCACGTTGTAGGCAGCATTGGGTGTTGGGCCAAGGATGAAGCTCAGCTCGTTCACATCGTCCGAGCGTGGTCCGAAGATGGCGTAGTGCTTGGGCTTGCCAGTGGTAGCCGGATTGGGGTACGCCTGACGGATGAAGTTGACGTCCTTGTTCAGCAAGAACTCATACGCACCACCAGCCACTGGGTACACGGCCATCGAGTACACCGAAAGGAAGTCCGAGGGGGCTTGCAGATACTGGTTTGACGCAGTGATCGACCCGGTGACGTTCTTGCGCAAGTTGGCAAGCTGCACCGTGTTGTAGATGCGCTGCTCCGCCTGCTTCGTGAAGAGCGCGTACTCCTCCTCTGTGAAAGTGTTTTCACAGATTCGAGCGATGTTTTCTTGAAGCTCGACGTAGTTCATGTCTTATGCCATTGGGCCTCGGGCCATGGTCCCTTTGGTGGCTGCGCCAGTGCCACGGATTTTGATGCCGGTGGTCTTGGTGGGTTTGCCTTCAGGCTTATTGCTGAACGCACCAACGCTCATGTCCACGGTGTCCACATTGCTGTGGTTTGGCTCTTTGCCGGGGTTGCTCTGGGCCTTCACAACCTTGCCCGACATGGTGTGGGGCTTGGCATAAGTGCTGGCGGAACCAACTTCTTTGCCCATCATCTTTTTGCTGAATGTAGCCATCATGGGCTCCTTATGTCGTTTGAACTGTAACTGTACCAACAAACCCTGCTGCCACCAAGTCGTTTGGCGTCAGCGCGTCATCAAACAAGCGTGAACCGCCTACGGGGGCCCAGCCCCACTGGATATCCCGAGAGCCGCCTGAGACGTTCCCATTGACGTTCAGGCCGGACACAAAATACGTCGTGTCGCGCCGTGGGTTACGCAGGGCCTGTGGGTCATCCACCGGGAACGTACCGAGCATCAACTGCGGCTGATCTGGGTCCCAGCACTCTGGGCACACCAGCAGCTCGTATTTGCGCTGCTTGACGATCTCAGTGCGCAACTGCTTGAGCTTGTACTGCTGACCGCACCTGTCGCACTCGGCGATGGCCCGGACGCCGCTGGCGAACCGATTGCCCATCAGTACCCCCCGTTGCCAATAAACATCCGGCGAGGAACAAACCGAACAGCGGCTTTTTCGCGGTCTTCGGTGCTGGCCAGCTCCCAAGCTTCGTCGTACTGCTGCTTCAGGATCGGCAGGCGGTCCATAGCGTTGGGAATCTTCAGCGCCAAGTGATAAGCCAGTCCGGCCGTCATGGCTTCGTAGAAGCGGAACGGCATGTCCATGGTGTTCACACCCGTGCCAACGTCCTGCATGCGGCGCAGACGCCAGTACACAAACACGTAAGGCTGCGAGTCGTCAGGGACGGGCCACACGGTGATGCGAGGGGCATCCACAAGGCGCTCAATCCAAACTTGAATGGGGCGGGCTTGCTGCAGCTTGTTGGGGATCGTGGCGTAGGTCGAGACGCTGATCCGCGTGATGGTCAAGTCTGCCTGAGTCGAAGCGCTACCAGCGCCCGTGCGAATAACGTGCTCCAGCAGGTCTACCGTATCGGTTGGAAGGTCATAGGTAGCAGTTCCGGCCACGAGTGGAATCGACCCCTGCTCGTAGGTAAACATATTCAACCCACGGTTGGCCCACTGCGCGAACATCAAGTTCAAAGACCGACTTGCCGTGCGTAGGTCATAGCCAGTACGCAACTCACCACCGGCCCGCTCGAAGGCTTCCTCTACGATTTCCGTGAGGTCCATATTGAAAGCTGTGGTGCCGGAGGTGGTCATGGTTTACTTCTTTGCTGTCTTGGCGGAGTCGATGAAAGCCTGCGCCGTAGGTGCGCCTTTTTGGCCCGGCTTTCGCATTTTCTCACCACGGGCTCGTTTGGCATTGATGTTGGCATACAGCCCCACCTTGCCGCCCTCGGCGTACTCAGTAAAGTCGGTGTCATCCCGGCGTGCCTTGCGGACGCCTTTAGGCATTTTCGAGGGGGAGATGGCCCCCATCCCACGGCTGGCTCTCATCGAATTTTCGCTTTGCGAGCGCCTCGTGCCATACCCCAACCCTTGACTGAACCGCCTTTTTTGAATGTCTCAGACGTAGCGTCTTCATTTTCGTAATTTACGTCTGTGCCCGGCTTGCGTGTAGACGACAGCGACTCAGGTGTGCGGCGTGGTTTGTACGCTGCCTCTGTTGGGTTTTCCAACCCTAGTCGCGCCTTTGCACTGGACACGTCTTCGCTTGAAGGTACCTCACCAAGCTTCAATCTTTTGGCTGCAGCGGCGGCTGGCTTATCTTCCCGGCGTGTCAAGCCGCGCTCGCGGTTCAAAAAGTCGCGCAAGCTCAAACCGGACTCGTCCAGTTCTTTTTTACTGACAACACGGTTCTTGGGGGGTTTTGGTTTTGCCGTTACTGTGGGTTTAGGCATGTCCGCGTCCGCAACAAAACGCCGTGCTCGAGCGCGGGTGTCGTCATCGATGTTTGGGTTTTGTCCGCTACGCATGTTGTACTCCTTAGCAGGTCATGCCACCCATAGCCATGGCAATCTTTTTGCCTTTGGTGTGGCCCTTAGTGATGCAGCCGTCAGCACGGGTTACGCTGCCGCCTTTTTTGTAACCTTTTTGGCCACGCACCATGTCGCGAGGGTCTTCAGACGGAGGAGTCTTGGAGGCTTTGTTGTACGCGGCCTCGTTGGCTTCGTCAGCTTTTTTGTCCGCCATCATACGGCGGGCTTCTCTTTCTGCTGGACTCATAGTGTGCTCCTTAGCAAGCTTTGCCGCCACGGGCCATCTTGACCATGGTGCCTTTGGTTTTGCCTTTGGAGGCAATACCGTCTTTGCTCGGGGCTGCAGTCTTCACAGCGCCCATCTTGGTGGTACCCACCGAACCACCAGCCTTCAGGCCAGCGTGAGCCTTGGAAGCAGGCATCGAAGCGTGCTTAGCCAAAGCGGCCTTGGCCATGCCACGACCTTCTTTTTTCATCATCATGTTTTCGGATTTCATATCGCCACCTTTTGAAAATTTGCGGCCCTTGTCCGCGTTGGAGAACTCTTTGCCCACGGACTGTGGGACACCTGCTTTCTTGGCAAAGGCTGGGTTATTTGCCACTGCCGCCATGAAATTATGCTGCTTCTTGCTAGTTGAGGGCACTGCGCTGCTCCTTCATGAAGTCATCAATCTTGCCCTCAAGCCGGTCAAGCCGAGCCAGAACACGGTTGATGTCGCTATGCACATCAGCCTTGGTCACGTACTTCTCAGCGTTCTCTTCCCGGGTCTTGCTCAGCAAGATGCTCACGCGTTTAACTTCGTCGTGGGACACTTTCACCCAAAAAAGCAACGCTGCCGATGTAAACGACAGCAAAACATTCCAAGCCATCAGTTCCATGTCAGCACTTCCATCTCTTCAAAGCCGCAGCTTTGCGGGTTGGCTGACCTTTTTCGTCCTTCATCGGACCGGGCATACCCGACATCCGTGCGCAGAACGAGTCCTTGCGCGGGCCGCCCTGAGGCTGTGGGGCCTTGAGGTTGCTGCCTGTCGCTGCGTTGTATTTGGCACGGCCTTTGGCGGTCAAGCCAGCCCCCTTGGAGACCGGCAGCTTTTCGCCACGACCGACTGCGAGGGATGGGGTCTTCTTAGCCATTTGCCACCTTCAGCTTTGGGGTGCAGTACTGCTCGATCAAAGGCATCAGCACAGACTCTTTGAAGCTGCGGTGATACTCTTGAGAGCCGACGTGCGGCAGGGTGATTTCTGGATCAACGAAGACCGTGAACCCGTCTGCGCGAGCACGCTTGCAGAAGGTGTAGTCCTCGCCAATGTACTGGCCGTTCGACAACTCAAAGTCAAACAGGCAAAACTCGTCCCGGTTGTAGAAGTCGTTGAAGTACTTCCACTCAGGGTGGTTCTGGATCATCTTCTCGATTACATGGCGCTGGATCATCATGAAGCCAGTTGCTACGTTCTCGACCCGAAGCATCCCGTGAGCATCAAACTCAAGGGTGTTGTTCTGGTCCTTGTAGATGTCCAAGAAGAACTTGCGGTCCTCTGCGCGGCGGGTGTACATGCCAGCCGTGATGTCCTTGCCAGTGCTCAGCGCCAGCAGGCGCAAGACCGAATCAGCATCCACCACGATGTCGGCATCCACAAACAGCATGTCCGTGCAGTCCGACTCAAGGAAGTTGGCCACCAAGACGTTACGGGCCTTGGTGATGAGAGAGCAGCCCGACAGGTGCGATAGCTGAACCTGAACGCCGTACTTCGACGCCTTGACCACGAGATCGGCCAAAGCAAAGGAGGTCTTGATGTTCAGTTTGCCATCATAAGCAGGGATCGCAATCATCAGTTTGCGACCTGCAATGTCCATCGGGCGTGCTTCTTCAGCCATAAAACACCGTCACCTTGGTTGCTGTTGGCACAGTGACATGCACATCCGTAGTAAACAAAATCCCCTCACCGGGAATCAAGTTTGCAAACGGGTTGTTGGTGTTTGCCGGGACATTGAACTGCAAGCGGATTGTGCCGCTGGCACCGCCATCACGAAAAATCACGTCGCCAGCCGTGCCGCCAGAGAGGCACTGATATCCCTTAACGCGAACACGACCGGACACCATGGTGCCGGTAGCCTCAACGTGCGCGGATAGAACGTCGGTTTGCATTCCCATAATCAATCTCCTGTTAAGCGGGGGCCGAAGCCCCCAGATTGATTAAGCGTCAGCGAATGGTGTGACGACAGAGCCAGAGGCCAACAGCACGCCAGTGACCATGTACTTGTTGGCAGCCACGACAGTCACAGTGATGGTCGAGCCAGCGATACCGCCAGTGGTGGAGCCGTCCAAATTGATCACGTCATTGGAGGCGGCAGGAGCAAAGCCAGTCACTGCGCCAGAGCTGTCGGTATCGACCATCAGCAAGGAGCCAACAAACTTGTCAGTGCCGTCTGTCTTGATAGCCACAGCAGTGGCTGCGGTCTCGATGACGAATGTGTAGCTGGTGCCCACGTTGTTCAGGGTGTCGGGGTCTTGGCCGGGGCCAGATGTCACGGGGTTTGCCGAGGCATTGATGGCTGGCAGGGTGATGACCAAAGTCGCATCGTTGGTGCGAATGGTCTTGCCAGCGTAGTTGGCGACGTTCAAGGTGACGGTGTTGGTGCCGTTTGCCAAGTTGACAACGGAAGCGGGACCTTGGGTGTAAAAGCCAGCCAACGAGCGAACTGGGCCTTGAAAAGTGCTTTGAGCCATGATTTTTTCCTCATGCGGTTAAGGCGTATCTGTCTGCATGACGTCGGCCCGGAGCCGTCAGATACACCGGAAAGTCCGGGGGTGGTTGCAATATATCAGGTGGGCACCGGGGCTGCAACTTTTTTCTTCCGTGCGGCCATCATTTTTGCCTTCCACTCTGGATCAGCCCACAGCGCTTTGGCAGCAGCAGCTTTGGCCGCTTTCACCTCCGCCCGGTTGGCGATCTCTTGATTGTTGGCTGTCTGCTTGGCGGCGTACTCAGGATCGCTCCATTGGGCCTTTGCTTGGGCGCTGGTCTTAGCCTTGGACTCGGCAGTGCTCCGGCCCCGCTTGATGCCCGTCTGGCGTTTCTCCCGCACCTCGGGATTGGCCCACGCTTCGGCGCTATTTTCGGACTTCAGGACCCGCGCCTCTGGAGTGCCTTGCACGGCCTTTTGGGCCTCGACCACCTTGGCTCGATATTCTGGCCGTTGCCACTTATCAAGCGACTCCCCACGCAGGTGGGCTTTCTCGGCCTCGGAGCGTATCGCTCCGCTTGCGCCCTCTCCGCCATCAGTCAGATTAAACAGCGTGCCTGTGCCGGTATTGCGCCGCCCGTACAGCGCAATCAGCTCAATCTCTTTGGTGAAGGCCTCGGCTTCAACCTCGGTCTCGAATACGCGCTCGCAGGTGGCCACCAGCCCACGTTGTTTGAGGTGCGAGATGAAGTCCTGAAACGGCTTGTTGTGCGACCCACGGGACCAATGCGACAAGTCTCGGTCGCCCGTTCCTTTGCCAACATAAACAGGCTGATCTTTTTTGAGAGGGCGCGGGTCGCGGTAGACGTAAACGTAAAACATGGGAAGCTCCTGAAGTTGGAGCCTCACTATATCACGACGGACGGAGATTTACAAATATTTCGTAACGCTTTTCGAAAATGGTTTCGACACGGGCAATAAAACTGCGGCAACAAAAAAGGCCCCGAAGGGCCTCTCTTGTAGTGCTTTGGTTTAAGCTCCGGGGGAACCGAAGATACCAAGTGGGTCAGAAACGCCGAACGAATAACGCTCGCGAGCCTTGTAACGCACGTTGCCTGTATCGAAATCACCATCCATGGAATTTTGCAGGGGTGTACGAACGAAGTGCTTCAGACCGTTTGGCACATCAGTCAACAGGAACCAAGCGTTGGTGTCAGTCAAGAAGTTGTTGACTGTGTAACCACCGGGGATGGAACCGTTGTTTTTGATGGCGTTGATGTCATTGTCAGCAGTGCCAACACGCAGTTCAGTTTCCAGCAAGCGGGTTGCAACGAATTGCAGGCTTGGAGGAATGACCAGCTTCTTGGGCTTTGCTGCGATCAACAGGCCACGTTCGTCTGTCCAAGCAGCGATCTGAATGACAGCGTTTTCCAACGAAGTCTCGTTCAGGTCAGCGGCGGTGGCTGGACGGTTGCTGTTGACGCCACCGGACACCAGAGGGTGAGCTGTGGAGCACAGGGTAACGCCGTCACCGTAAGTCACGCCAGCGGTGAACGCGTTGTTCAACACGTAGGCTGCCTTGACTTGCTTGGTGTAAGCCATACCACGGGCCAAAGCCTTGGTGTAGCGGCTGGAGAGGCTGTCGTACAAGTTATCT